ATCAGTCCAGCTTGCACGAGCTGGGCGTCGGTCCACCCGGAGTCCCGGTACTCCTCGCGGGTGTGGGTCGCGGCTTCCGTCATGACGTATTCGGCCCACGGTGCCGCATGAGTCTCTACCGAAGGGAGGTAGTAGCTCAACCAGCGCCCGGACGGAACCTGCACCCGGAGGAATCGGTCATCGCGGGCCACCTGGAGCCGATACCCCGTGACCACCTCCCCGGTCGCAGTGACGTGGCGAACCGCGGTGTCGATCCAATCCCAAAACTCAACGATCTCGGGGTACATCCCCCGGAAGGTGTTAATCGCCCGCTTGGCCTGCTCCTCGGTCATCTTCACCCCCATGCTTTCCGCGTACCGGATCAGGCCACGCCAGCCGAGGAAGTACCCGGCGCCCAGCACCGGGGGCTTACTGAACTTCCGCTGCGCCTTGGTGACCTGCTCGTAGGGGACGCCGTAATACTCGGCGGCAAACACCTTGTAGCTGTCCCGGCCCGACCGGAATATCTCATCGATAGTGGAGCACTGCGCCAGCCACCCCAGCACCACCGACTCGATGGAGCTGAAGTCCGCAGCGATCAGCAGCCGTCCTTCCGGGGCACAGATGGCGTGGCGCACCGCGCTCCCGAGCACCTCGGCAACGGGCTTGTCGTACAAGATACGCAGCATGTCCGGCGAGCAGAGTCGGATGGCCTCGGCCACGGTGTTCGCCGCCTCCGGGGTCTCTACCATCGGCCGCTTCAGGTTCTGCATTTGCACCCGGCGGCCCCCTACCCGGTCGGTGCGGGACGCGCCCTTGTACTGAAACATGCCACGCACGCGCCCGTCATCCTGCACACCGTTGAGCATGGCGGTGTATTTCGCCGTGGCCTTGGCCTCCTTCTGGAGCCACAGGTCAATGGCCTCCGCCGCCTCGGAAAAGGGGTCCAGGCCCTCCATGTGCTGAAGGGTGTCCTTGCGGAGATCCGGCAGCTCGCGGCCAAGACACCCTTCCAGCCACTCCTTGAAAGGCCCACGGGTCACCCGAGAGAGCCCGGTCAACTGAGCCAGATCGCTCTTGAGGCGCTCCTGCTCCCGGGACCACAGCTCCACGGCGGAGCGTGCCATATCGGTATCCAGCGGCACACCCCGGTCGTTGATCTCCTGGTCGATGAACCACTGCTCCCAATCCCACGGTGCCATGAGCGGGAACCTCTTGCAGAAGGCGTGTAGCCCCACCTCGGCCTCCACGTCCCGGCGGCAGTACCCCACGAAATCCCTCCAATCCTCGGGGCGGTTCTCCCAGGTGTACCGGGACGCCTTGTGATTCTTCGGCGCGGGTTTCGAGAACAGGTTGATGAGCCGCGCACCGCGCGGGTCTTTCCCCCGGATACCGACTTGCTCGCACACCGCGTCCAATCCACCGGAGAATCCGAGGTAGTACGACATGACCATGACACACCGCCACCGATGGGGCGGGATGTTGATGCCCATCACGTCACGGGTGATGAGCCGCTCGAACTGCGCATTGAAGGCGTACAGCAGGGTGTCAGGATCGTTGAACGCATTGGCCAACACGTCCGGCATCGGGCCTTTGTGTGGCTCCCACACCTCCACAGGAGCGCCGTCCAGCGACCAACCGAGCATGAGCACCTCGGTCGAAGGATGCGCGGCGTAAGCATGCGCCCCCGCCTTGGTGATGTCACACTCGGAGAATGTTTCGTAATCTAGGTGCAAGATACTCATAGGAAGCTCATCCTTCTCCCCCTCGAAAACACCGACCCCCGGATGCAGGGGGTCGGCGGTTGGTGAATTACTGGAACGCCAGCGGTGCGCCGCCAGGGGGTAGCATGTAGCCCTGCTCGATGAGCATCTGGTCGGTCCAGCCCTGGGCGACCCACTGCTCATACGGCACCCCGTTGGCCTTCTCGGTCATCTGGTGCTGCACGGGCGCAGGGGCCGGAGCCGGAGCTGGAGCCGGAGCTGGAGCTGGAGCCGGAGCCGGAGCCGGAGCAGCAGGGGCCGGAGCCGGAGCTGGAGCCGGAGCTGGAGCTGGAGCCGGAGCCGGAGCCGGAGCAGCAGGGGCCGGGGCTGCGGCGGAGGTAGGGGCGGCGCCCGTCGCCACGCCGGCGAACATCTGCTCGGCGGTGGGCCGGTTGTCAAGGCGACCCAGCGGCCCCTCCTCGCCCGTCACCATGATGCCGTTCAGACCACAACCAACCCCCTTGTTGACCGTCTTGTTGTAGGAGAACAGCCCAACGCTCGCCCACACCATCGCACCGGGGTACGCCTGTGACCCGTCCATCACAGGTTGAAGGTTGGCGTCCACGACCACCGGCTTATCGACGGCCTTGGCGCTCAGGATGTAGTACCCGTGCATGCGCGGATCGTTGGGGAACTCCGTGGCACCGTCCTTCAGCGGCAGCTTGCCGTTGGCCGGGAAGCCGCTCGGAAACCCGTCGGCCTTGACCTGCTCAGTGGCCTGCTGGATGGTGGCCACCTGTGGGTCGTTCTTGGAGACAAGGATGTTGGCCGAATACTTCGGCTCGGAATCCGGCGCGATCTTGCGCGGGGTGAACAGGTGCGGGTAAGACAGGATGCCTTTGACTTTGATTTCCATCAGTTTTCTCCTCACAGGAACGACAGGGTTTCAGTTGCCACTTCAGCGGCAGGTTCAAGGGTCGGGATGTCCCGGAACATGGCGGACACGTCCTTCTCGGTCTTCGGCGTGCCCTTCTTCAGCTTGGGCTTGCCGTCGATGACCGCGATGAACTCCGCCAGGCGCTTCTTCTGCCGCTCGGTGAGCTGAGGCAGAGCCTCGATCTTCGCCGGGGACTTCAACTTGATGTCGAAGGCGTCGGACTTCTTGAGGCCCATGTTGCGGAGCTTCTTCCACATCTCCTCCTCGTTGGCAACCCACTTTCGGGTCACCCGACCCGGGGCCACGATGTAGCCGGGCACACTGCCCCCGGCTTCGATGCGGCGCCGAGCCTCTTTCTCGACCATCTCGTGCAAGTCGGACAGTGCCTTCCATGCGTCGAGAAACTGGCTCAGGGTTTCCGCCGGCACGGTGTCCGGCGCAGTCGCCAGCCGTTCCGCCAGGGAGGCGGTGTCCGGCATGACGACGCTCAGTTGCTTCGTCTGTTCCACGGCTTTCTCCTCGCTCCGTGCGGAGCAGTTCGGTTTGTGGGCGCACCACTGGCAATGCTTCCCCGGCACCAGCGGGGCATCCGGGTCATCCGTTGCGAAGGCGGCGTCCACCAGGGCCATCGCCTCCGCGAAGAAGCACTCGGTGCCCACCTCCCGGTAGCGCACCGGCGGGTTCGTCCGGGGTTGTACGATGGTCAGGCGCACCTTGCGAATCGCACACTCGGCCGCCTCCTGCGCGGTGACCACGCCACGGTGCAGCGGGGCGTTGCCGCCGGGGTGTAGGAACGGCATCAGGTTCCCGAGGGCGTAGGAGACGAGCTGCCGGGTGTCCTCGGACACCCAGCCCCGGCCGTCCTTGTAGTCCACAACCTCCAGCAGTCCCTCGGTGGGGTGAACGCTGACCATGAGCACGTCGCAGGTGCCCCACCAGTCATCGCGCCCGAACCAGTAGCCAGGGTTGACCCGCGCCTCGCTGCCCACCTCGAGGTCTGGTACCTCCTGCTTCCGGCGCTCGATGTAGTCCAGCGCCATCTGCACCCGCTCGGCCCGGTCGTACTCGACCCGCCAGCCTTCGGGGCAGTCCTCGTGACCCTTGCCGATGGTCTGGTGGAGGTAGTGCTTGGCGTCCACCCCCTCGTTGAGACACATCTCCAGCAGCAGGTGCGACCCGGTGCCGTCGATGGCAGCGGCCCCTGCCTCCTGCTCCGGATACTGCGCTTCCTCCCGGATCGAGCCGGGACACACTGGCCAGCGGATATTTGATGGCGACAGTCGTGCGTGGTCACCCATTAGCCCAACCCCCCCACTGCCGTCAGCACTTCACCCAAACGTTCGGCGGGGATCTGGCTGATCCCTGTGACGCCGAACTGCTCCGTGAGCATCCCGCGAATCTTCGCAGCCCCCTCGGCGCCGAGCTGCTGGGCCTTGGCAACCAGAGCGGCGTTCACCTCATCGAACGACGGGGGCTCGACGGCAGGCGCAGCAGGCGCAGCAGGCGCAGCAGGCGCAGCGGGTGCCAGAGCTACAGCGGCCGGTTGCGGCGCGTTCTGGGCCTCGGCGCTGTGTTGCGGGGGACTCGGGGGCGCAGGCATTGCCGGTTGCAGATCTGCCGTCGCTGCCGGAGCGACAGGTGCGGCCACGGGAGTCTCGGGCGCTTGCGGGACAGGTGCAGCCTGTGAGGCAGGTGTCGTCGGCGCAGTGGGTGCCTGTGGTACGGCGGCAGAGGTCTCAGCCACCGCATTGATTGCCGCGGTCAGGGCCGTTACCGCCTGTGTCAGTTTGTCGATCTTCTGTTCAATGCTCATCGGTTATTCCTCGAGGTCTTCGTACAGGGACAGGGCGGCCTCCTGCTCCGGGGTCAGGTGAATGGTAATGCGGCCTTCAGCCGCAGCTTCCATCATCTCCCGCAGGAGGTCGTTCGGGTTCTTCAGGTAGCGGCCTTCCGCCGCCTCCCTGAAAGCCTTCAAGGCCTCCTTCGAGACCTTGAAGGTGTAGGTGGTGTCAAAGGCCATGTGGTCCTCCTCAGATGGCGTTCTCGTCCAGCTTATGGTCGCCGCACCAGTCGGTCCCAAACACGACCGGGTAGCCATCCACCGTGGGTGCGTGCTTGCGGCAACGGCCAATGGGCGCCGTGTTCTTGCTGCCTACCGCCTTCTCTTTCAGCACAAACCACATACAGGTGGAACAACTCATGTTGGCCGAACGATGCTTCCAGGGATCGCGGCTGTCATTCAAAGGATCGCGGCTGTCATTCATTTTTCCAATCTCCGTTTTGCTCAGGTTACGGGCGGAAGCATAACCCCCAAGTCAGAACCACGTCAACCTCAAGGTTAAACTTTCTTCGAGGCTAGTGTTCCCTCAGTTGATTGTGCTAGGATCCGGGGTGGTTTATCCTGATAGACCCACCGGAGGACACCATGAGTGACATCAACACCCTGGCTCGAGACTTGGCCGAGAAGCTGGGAATCCCCATTGAGATGCGAGACGGGCGGCTCTACCTCACCCGAACCTACCATCTATGGGACCCGACGGGAGACTGGTCGCAGATCGGCCGGTTGATCGAGCAGCACCGGATCTCCCTGCACCCGGAAGTCGGCCGATGGGTTGCATCCTGTGGCGTGTACCAGGCGAAGGATGAAGACCCCCGCGTGGCAGTGGTGCGGGTGATCCTGGCGCAAGAGGGGTGAACAAAAAAAAGTGCCCCCGGGGGTCGGGGGCGAGTGAGAGGGGAGACAACCGATGAGGGTTGCCATGTATTCTATATCCAATGTCGAGTTCCTGCAAACGATTTTCGAGGGAGAATACCTTCGCGCCCACACGACCAGCTTCCGAGACGACCCGGCCAACATCGACGGCGAGCGGCGGGGCATCTGCTGGGGCGGTCATCCTTTCGGCCAACGCCCATTGCTGCCGGACAGCAATCAGTATTTCACCATCAGCTTGTTCCGTCCCGACCCCGACACCGGGCGCCAGTACAGACGCAAAGCACTGTTCGAGGCGACCTATGTCATCGTCGCGGATGATGTGAAGGAGAAGCTCCCGGTCGAGCGAGTGAAGCTCCTGCCGCCGCCGACCTACATCCTGGAGACCAGCCCCGGGAGCGAGCAATGGGGGTGGGTGCTGGTCACCCCGGAGACCAACCGCACCCGGGTCGAGAACCTGCTGGACGGGCTGGTAGAGCGCGGCCTGGCCCCGGACGGCAGGGACCCGGGGATGAAGGGCGTCACGCGCTACGTCAGGCTGCCGGAGGGAGTGAACACCAAGACGAACAAGGCGCAGGTGGACTTTATCACCGGCGAGATCGCCTACCCCCGATGCCGCCTGCTGCACTGGTCCCCGTTCGACCGCGTGACGCTGGAGGCCCTGGCCGAGCCATTCGGCATCGACCTTGACGCCAGCCGCCGGGACACCCGTGACAATGGGGCCGACCTGGTACCGGACCACCCGCTGTTGTCGGTGCCCGACCTCATTCAGATCAAGTCGGAGCGCAGCCCCGGGCGGTACGACGTGACCTGTCCCTGGGTGGCCGAGCACACAGGAGCTGCCGACGACGGGGCGGCGATCTTCACCAATGCCGACGGGTCGATGGGCTTCAAGTGTCACCACGGGAGCTGCCAACACCGAACGGGGCACGACCTCATGGAGTGGCTGGAGGCCCAGCGTCCAGGCTTCCGGCAGCAGTACAAACTCTGGCAGATCGGGCGGTCGTTGGGTCAATGTACGGAGGCGTCCGTACAAACCCCCATACCATCGCCCACCCCGCAGGCCCCGGAGACCATCGACCCTGTGCCACCGACGCTCTCGGTCGAAGGGATGATGCAGCAGCTCCGGGGCCTGCCGCCCACCGAGCCGGAGGCAACGAAGCTGGCCCTGGCGATCCTTCAAGCGGTGGACGACCGGCAGCACGCGGAGCGCCTGCCGTGGTGGGAGCAGGTGCGGGATCACATGCTCTGGACCAAGCGGGATCTGGAGCGAGTCATCCGGGACGCCCGGGATGCGTGGTACGCCAAGACAAATGAGGACTTCTTCAAGGATGCCATCTTCGTATCCGAGCAGAACGCCTTCCATATCCGGTCGAAGCGGATGTTCCTGACCCCGGAAGCCTTTCAGAACACTTACGCCCATCTCGATGACGAAGCCCGCAACCGAGCGATCTACGAGGGGTTGGTGGAGAAGGTGGACCGGGTGGATTTCCGGCCCGGGGAGCCGGAGATATTCGTCGAGCGCGGCGTCCGGTGCGCCAACAGCTACACCCCGGTCACGGAGATGGGGGAGCCTGGCGACGTGTCCCGGTGGCTGGACCACTTCGCCGTGCTCGGCTGGAGCGAGCACCAGGACCACTTGCTGAAGTGGATGGCCTATACCCTCCGTTACCCGGAGCGGAAGATCAACCACGCCATCGTGCTCGGTGGTCGGGAGGGAGTCGGCAAGGACTTCCTGCTGTACCCGCTCATGCAGGCCATGAAGGACGTGACCACGGTTGTCCACGGTGAGGAGCTGTTCAGCCAGTTCAACGAGTACCTGCTGAACACCAAGTGGCTACACGTCAACGAGACCGAGACGGGGGAGCATCAGGACGCAGCCCGGGTCACGTCGAAGCTCAAGCCCCTCACCACCCAGCCGCCCATGACCCTGCGGGTCAACTGCAAGGGCCTCCGGCCGCTCACCATCCAGAACGTGCTCAACGTGTCGATGACCACAAACAGCACCCTCCCGCTCAGGACCGTAGACACCCGGCGCTACTTCGCCGTCTGGTCGGATCTGAGCGTCCGGGATGAGGAAGGGAACGTGTCGGACGAGTGGAAGGCGTACTGGCGAGACCGTTGGACGTGGATGGAGCAAAGCGGCTGGCGGCACGTTATCTACTACCTGCGGACCGAGGTGGATCTGAGCGACTTCAACCCCGGTGATTCGCCGCAGGTGACCGAGTTCCTGAAAGACATCCACGAGGTCAGCCGCGGCGACACCCTGAACCTGGTGGAGCGACTGATCCAGGAACGGTTTGGCCTGTTCGCCTGTGACATTCTCTCGCCGCAGCAGATCCACGAGACCATCGTGAACTACCTGAAGTTCCACCCTGAAGTGTTGGTCAAGGCGCCGTCAAACACCTGGTTGTCCCGCAAAATGGTCGAGCACGGTCTGGCGTTCCGCCTGCACGCCAGTACCCGGTCCACGAGCTACCGGCTGCTGGTGCTGCGCGACCACACCCGTTACGCCTCGATGCCCGGCACGCATCTGATAACGGAATGGCAGAGACAAGTTCGAGAAGTGCGCGAGGGCGTCCGCCTGAGCGTTGTCAACACCGACATAGAAGAGGAGTGAACGATGAAACAGAAGAAGCCCTACACACCCTGGCGGCGCGGACCCCACTGCGCCACGAAGCGGGCGCGGAAGTGATGGCAGCCTACTATAACGAATTTGATCCATTCGCAGCGGCCTGGCTGCGAGAGTTAATCAAGGCCGGGATGATCCCGGAGGGAGACGTAGATGAAAGAGACATCCGAGAAGTGCAGCCCGACGACCTGCGAAGCTACACCCAATGTCATTTTTTCGCCGGGATCGGGGGCTGGGCCTACGCTCTCCGACTCGCTGGCTGGCCTGACGAGCGCCCTGTCTGGACTGGCAGCCCGCCATGCCAGCCGTTCAGCGTCGCAGGAAAAGGACTCGGCAAACGAGACGAGCGACACCTCGCTCCCGTCTGGCTCGACCTGGTCCGAGCCGTCCGGCCTCCTGTCCTCTTTGGCGAGCAGGTTTCCGCAGCCGTCACAAAGGACGCCTGGCTCGATGATCTACTCGATGCGCTGGAAGGAACAAGTTACTCCACGGGGGCGGCGGTTACTCCGGCTTGTAGCGTCGGCGCGCCGCACATCCGACAGCGATTGTGGTTTGTCGCGCAGCGGCTGGGCGACTGCGAGGGCAACGGATGGGTCGAAGCTGGACTGTACGTTGAGCGCGATTCCGAAGCGGATAAAGGATCGTCGCGAGATCGGCCTTGCGATGCAAGCAAGGATGACGGACACGGCGGCGTGGGATGTTGCGGGTTGGCCGACAGCCAGGGCAAACGACGGGACTGGAGCGAAGGTTCCGCCGGGGCGGCAGGGCGGGGACAGGCTGCCGGGGGCTGCATCTCTCGCAGGCTGGGTGACGGCATCGGCGCGGGACTGGAAGGATACGCCGGGGATGGCGACAGTCAGACCGGACGGCAGGAGCCGGGTGGATCAGCTACCGAGGCAGGCGGCAATGGCGGGGTGGCCGACGGCCAGAGTGAACGATGGGACGGGCGCGAAGATTCCGCCGGGGCGGCAGGGCGAGATGGCGCTGAAATCGACGGCGCAGCTTGCAGGAGGGCCGACGCCAACAACAGGGAACGCCACTGGAGGACAGAAGCCGCCGGAGGGGACGACTGCAACCGGGAAGACGCCGGACGGACGGAAGATAACGGTAGCACTTCCGGGGGTGGTGC